GGGTGGATACCCGATGCGCTGTCCACAAGACAACTCACAGTACCTGAAGGCTTGACCGTTGTAATAGCAGCAGATGGATTAATCCCAATCCTCGCAGCCCACGATGCGTTAGTTTCATGAGCCACTGCTCTCCATCGCTTTAATCTACCACTAAGAATACCAATAGAAATCTTTCCATAGGTATGCTTATTATCCCAGATACCAGTTAAAGAAACACCAAGAAGTCTTTCTTCTTTGCTGTTATCTTCCCATTCCTTAGACAAGTAAGGTAAGTAGGTAAGAGCGGACTGGCAAGTACCAAGAATGGTTGCTTGCTCAATCTTAAGTTCAATATCAACCGAAGTATCTTTTTCTCGAATAACAACTTCAGTAAGATTACAGAATTGCTTATGCCGCAGGGTAATCTCACCGCATGGGTTAGTACCAAACGACTGCTCATGATCCCTCATGCCAGCTTCTTCCATAACTTTCTTAGCTCCGTACCTGTTAAAGATACCTCGCTCTCCTGATCGGGACTCATACAAGTTAGCCCACTCAACAAGAAACTCAGTCATGCTGGGCTTGTGGTTATATACAGCAGAGTTGTTAGCTAAGGCTCTCTGTCCATTCGTATCCCACCAGTTACCTGACTTGCATTTAGCCATCTCAATGTCAGAGAGGTCGCTCAATGAGATCATTGCTGATCTGCGAACTCCTCCAACAACAATAGCTTTACCGATAGAACAAGCCATGTCATGAAGATCTACGGGGCGGAGCCGTGTGCCACGTTTATTGTAAAACAGATTAGTAATAAACCTGAATACATCTTCTAATGGTTGGGGGCCACTGGCCCTGCCCCCGAAGACCTTCAATCTTTCACCTGAGGGTCTTACTTTAGAAACATCCCAAGTAGGATGAATACCATCAAGTAAGTATTCAAGGAGGCTTTTAACAGCGTTAGCCCAGCCTTCCTTTGAATCTTCTACCTCAATTTTAATTTCTTCGTTTCGGGTAATCTCATAAGGAATTGTAGGCCACTTAGCAGCTACGGATTCTTCTACAGAAAATCCTACACCAGTGCCGTTCATAAGAATATAAGTTAATTCCCCCATCTCTTGAGGGCCATTAAGGCACAGGTATGAGCAGTTATAGGTACACGTATTGTCTCTGTCTGCTGCTTCTCCTGCTGTCATCATTGCCCTCATACTAGGCATAATATTCTTATTTAGGATAGCTTCCCTAATGTCGGGCCTCTGTCCTAAGATAGGAAACTTTCCTACCATCCAATTCCAATATCTGTCAACAGTCTCTTCCCAAGTCTCTCGCCTTTCCTTAGACGAGTCCCACCTAGCGTATCTAGACTGGTGAATAAAATTACCAAAAAAATCCATGTGCTTCTCCTTTTGTAGCTAATAGCTGGGTTTTTTAGACATACCAGCTTGGTTGCCAAAGAACGGGCTTTTCGCCAATCCTTAAAATACGAATTGCAGTAGCTTGACCAAGGGCATATTCTTCCGATAGCCCTTTCTTTTCATACTCTGCTAGAATTAACTGCTCTCTGTTATGAGGCTCTACAGTATTAAGTAATCGCTCCGCTTTGACCGGACCCACTTTAGGAATGCCGGGAACCTTGTCAGTACTGTCACCCATGATCCACTGCTTACAGAAGAACCTGTCAGCTTCGCTCTGGGTTACATACCGAGGCTCCCATTCCTTATCAGGATTCCAATGCCATCCCGGTACTCCTCTAAGATCTTTATCAATTGTTACAGCTACGGCCTTACCAGCCGAGGACAGTTTGCCCATAATATCGTCTGCTTCAATAATATTTTTCTTTAGGCTTTCATAAATACCAGACATAACCTCAATAACATATGACATCGAATCAGGTTTAGCAACCACATTGCGATGCTCTTTATATTGCGGCCAGTATATTTTTCTAAAATTATCGGACCTGTTGCAGCTAAAGGTTAATAAGATATGGTCTACATCACTTGGTGTCCACTCAGCTACGTACTCCTGAATGTTTTGGACTAGATACTTGTCACCATTAATATCAACCTTACAGGCTATTCGATATGCTATAATGTCTCCGTCAATCGCTGCCACCTTCGGTTGTTGAATCATCATTTAAAATCTCATTAACGTCTATATCTTCTGATAACAATATTTCTTTAATTTCGTACATAACCTTATCCGTATCAATCTTTCTGTTTTGTCTTCTTGCTACACATAGTTCGCACGTACAAGGAAACTCTTCTAGCCATTCTTCAAAGATTAAGCTAATATCTTCTTCAAGTTCCTCTAACGACTCAGTGTTCCAATAGTACTCACAAAATGGTGAGATCATATCGTGCTTATGTTGTAAGGTACGATCTGTTAAGTTAGCTAAGGCTTCTGATTCGTGGGTTCTCCAAGCCCCTGAATCATCAGCAAGAGTTCTATCTCCTCCAGAAATGAAGATAACTTTTCCACCTTTGCTTTTAACTCTTTCTGTTTCGTTAAGATATCGGCAGTCATCGACAAGGATAACTCTTTCGTGAGATGAACCACTGGTGTCTTCTTCAAGCAAGGCTTTTTCAACATGTTCTTCCCACCTTTCTATCCAATAGTCAGGATTCTCTTTTCTTTTAGTTGCGCCTAATTCTTGGCAATGTTTTCTATATTCTTTTGGGTTAGATTCTTTGTCATATCCCAATGCTTTAGCTTCTTCTTTTAATTCTTTTGCAAAAGGAATATAGACAGGAGAATACTCAGCCTCATACAAAAGTCTCATAAGCTCACGGACAATCGTCGTTTTGCCAACGCCTGCGCGACCCGCAAATGCAATTATTTTCATACAACCACTCCTTAATTTCTTCTGCTGTTAAATATTTAGGTATGTCAAAGTTAAGTTTTTGTAGTATTACACACGTTTCTGTAGAACATAGCTTAGGCATAGGTAGCTTCAATAGCTTTCCTACATACCACCACAAGGTAGTGTACAACGTAGATGATTGTTTGTACTCTGGGTTCTTTAAACGATCTAGTACTTTATGATCATTAATAATTAATTCTTCTAGGAATAAACATTCATCCCATTGCATAATTTTATGTACGGATTCTTCCTTACATATTCTTAAACCTTTTTTCTTATCCAAGTAATACAAAGCAGGGCCGATGCACAAGGCAATGTGGCCCCAATATACTCTAGAAACTAACGACATTAATCGTTGGTCCCATCTACTATGGTCTGGTTTATATAAGTATATCTTTAATGCGTATCTGCCCATGATTCTCCAATAACATATTCAGCATCCACTGGCATTCTAACTTTAAGTCTTTCTCCTGCTTCCTTAGCAGCTTTAATCAAAGTCAAGCCAACACGATTAGCAATATCTTTTTTACAAGACACTTGTATCTCATCGTGTATCCAGCCCATAAACTTTACCCCCTCGGAGGAAAGATACTTGTGGGCCAGTACGAGCCAGAGTTTAGAAATAACTGCACCATTTCCCTGTAGCAGTGTGTTAAGAGCAGCATGATCACTTCTAACAGGAACACGCCGACCATCCAACAATACAACAGAACCATGCTTCGCTGACTGAAATTGGACATTGTTAATCACTTTCTTAAGTGCAGGCAATCGCCTTAGGAATTTATCTTTAAGTTGTTGACCATCACGCGCATTACCGCCGACAATCTGACCAATCTTTTCTGATCCGGCACCATATAGGAAGCCGTAAATAAATGTTTTAGCTTGATCTCTGTCGCTCAAGCCTGCTGCATTCATATTAGTAGTGTGAATATCACCTTCAAGTATTTCTTTGGCGTACTCACCACCATCGTACTCAGCCATCTGATGCGCAAGCATACGCAACTCAAGACCGCTAAGGTCAGAGCCTACTTGTACATGACCGTCGTGTGGTTTCCAAAGTCCTCTTGATCTAGGGTTCTTATCTACTTGAGCAACGTTTGGCTGCGAATGGGTGGCACGACCTGTCGCTGCGCCTTGATGATTAAAGTTACCATGAATACGTTTGTCATCTGACGAATCAGCGCGGACAATCCAATCCTCTACCATACCAAGAAGCTTTTGGATATCTCTGTAGCGAAGAATCTCTTTAGCTTCTGGAAACTTAAGGCTCTTCAATACTTTAGTATCACAGTTAGGGTTACCTTTCTCACTAACAGGCGCATTCCAACTATACTTCTCATTAAACCTACTAGCAATCTGTTTAGTAGATGCGGGATTAAATACCGTAACCTTAGGCTTCAATTGTTTTCCGGTCTTCTCTGACCAACGTTCTTCTGTAATAGTGGGAAAAATTTTTTGGAGGTTATCCTCGATTTCTGCTTTCTCACCAAGAAGCTCGTACTGAAGTCTAGTACCACCTTCAATGTCAAAACCAAAGCCCTGCTTTGTCATGTCAGCACACACATGGCCGACTAAGTGTTCAAATTGTACAACCTTTTGATTCTCTTTGACCCAAGGCTTTTGGTATTCATAAACTTTATTATTAACTTCTACGTCTTGCACACAATAGTCAAGCATCTCTTGTGAGTACGTTTCCCAACCACCATTGTAGTCTTGCTTGTTATCTCCAAGCTTTCGACCCCATGCCTCCAAGGAATGTGAATGAACCCCCTTCTTGTTATGAAGAGGGAACTTCACATCTTTCTTGTCAGGATACATCAGTCGAGAAACAACGAGAGTATCAAGAACAGGGCAGCTACGAGTAAGGCCAAATCTAGAAAGAACGGGGATGTCGTACCCGATAAGATTATGACCAATCCACAGAGAAGCGCCATTAAGCAGTTCAATACCCCGCTCGATGTCTCCGGGGCCGTACGTGTAGACTCTCTCTGTGCCTGCTTGTCTTGCCACGATGCACCAAACTCTGGTAGCCGCAGGGATTGCTTCCCCTTTTTTGTTGATTGTTGTGTATGCGAGACCGTTCGCTTCGATGTCCCAAATGAGTTCCAAGTCACTTATCCTCCTGAATGGACGTTCCTTCACCAAACGGGTTGGCTTCGGCTGATTCATCAAACATTACTTCACCATTATCTCCAAATGCAAAGTCCTTCTCAAGCAATCTGGATGTCGTGTGATCGTAGTAGAGTGCAGAAGCAACACCACAACGACCTGTAAGTCTGTTCTTTAATACTCTAACGATAGTTGTGTTACTAATCACGGGGTCTGGATCCTGCCTGTTTCTTTCGAGGGCTACTACTGTATTCGGCACAGATGACAATGCACCTGAGCCTCTAAGGTCTTGAAGTGTAATTCTATTGCCTTCTTCATACGCTTTGTCTGTCTTCTTAAGTTGTGAAACAATATCAACGTGTACACCAGTACGCGCACAGAGAGATCTAAGCTCCTTCATAAGTGTATCAATAATAATACGTTCACTGCTACCACCATCAATGTCCTTGCCTGTAAAGCCCATCAGTCCAGCCGCAGCCGCAGTAATATGGTCAAGGACAATAACTTCAACTCCCAATGAAATAGCCATGAACTCCATACGAGCAAGAAGGTTTGCCATTGCGTTGTTGCCAAGGTGATCATAGACATAGAACTTAGTCGCAGCCAGATCTTTCTTAGCGTTAGCATACTCTTCGTCAGTAAGGTCATCAATAACATTAATATCAATAGGCTGCTTACCCATCTTGACTCGAAGATCATTCATCATACGGGACGCACGGATAGCACGTACTGGCTTGTTCAGAATCAATGAGATCATGTCATCAATAGTTTCTTTGGGTGACTCCTCCAACATAATAGCACCAACAGAACGACCATCACTCAAATGATGATGAATAAGTTCCCTAAGAATAGTTGATTTACCTGAGCCAGTACCTGAAGTCCACAGAGTAATCTCGCCTGATCGCTGACCAATAAAGAACTCTGACATTTTATCCCACGGAAAAGCCCACACTTCTGCTTCTTTTTCTTCGGTGGTATCTTGGATATCGCTGACATGCAAGATCTCGTCAGGGCTGTACGCCTGTGCTTCCCAGAAGGCCGTGACAACAGCCTTAGAGTTGCCCTTGATCACGCACTCGTTTGCATCCTTGTAAGGCAGCGTAGCGATCTTAGCGCGGCCCGGAGGAAGGATCTCAGCCACCTTACGGGCTGCTTCCTTGCCGGGTTCATCCATGTCAAACATAAGAACAACTTCTTCGTATGAGTTAATAAACTCTAAGTTTTCTTTAATGCTCTTGACTGCTGACGCTGCACCGTTGGGCAGGCTGACAACAGGCCACGTACCAAGCAACTGACTCACAGTCAAGCAATCAATCTCGCCCTCAGTAATTACCAGCTTCTTGCCACCAGTGGACTTGAACAAGTGCTGACCGTACAACTCACACCCTCTGGGCGTACCTGTCCACTTGAACTGCTTATCAGGTCCACGCAAATGTTGAGCAACTACCTTGCCATTACGATAGTAGTTAGAGATGTGTACTTCTTTGCCGCCAATGTTTGCAACTTGATAGTTATACTTACGACATGTTTTGTGGTCAACCTTTCTATCTTGAATGTCAACGCAAGAGCCAGAGTACTTAGTAAATTCAGTTGTTGTCATAGTGGTAGTTTCCTTAGGGGTGTCAGAGTTTCCGTGGACATACGTCTCACATCTAAAACAATACTTGTGACCATCAGAGTAGACAACCATATTGTCACCTGATCTGTCATGACCATCAGCAGCACACTTAGGACACTGCTCACGATCAACCATATAACTTTCTTCTTTAATCATGAGTTAAGCTCTTTCTCAATGTTTCTCATCTTATCGTCAGTCACGTTAATTTTCCAATAATGACCAGCATCATCACCATCGGATTCAACTTTTACAGCATCTCCAACTAATTCAGTAAGAATCTTTTTGAATACATCAATCATTAGTTAATACCTCAATTTCAAACCAGCCTTCTTGTTCAGGACCATCAGTCCAACGTTTGCTAATACATAAGTGTTCTATTTGTTTGTCATCTTCCCACATCAAAGTATTCAATGCGTCAAGGCAAGCCTTAGCATAGTTATCTACGTCCCCTCTGGGTGACCGCAGTTTAGTTGTCTTAGGTTTCGTTACATAGATGTCCAGCACAACCGAAAGCGGCCCTTGGAAAGGCGTATGCTCTCCAAGAACCGCTTCGGCTAATTGTGCCATGCTTTTTCTAAACTCTTTGTAGGGTCCAGTAAAGTATGCGTGTCCGTATTTAGACACTCTCGGACGGCTGGCAGCGACTGGGTTAATATCAAATCGCCACTGCATATGTCCTCCTTAACCGAACGGCACTTCGTCGGTAACGACAGTCGTTGGTTCATCGGGCTGCTCTCCATCAGAGGAGTCAACCTCTGAGGAACTAACGGCATTGCCTGTACCAAACGGGTTAGAGTTAGATGAGGAGCCGCTGTCAGTA